CTTCATGCCCGTCGCCGCCTGCTGCACGCCAGGTACATCGCTAGCTAGTGCGCGGGTAACCTGAACGGGTGCGCCAGATTGGGAAAGGCGACCCGCAGCTTGCGCCACTTCCTCGCCCGCCTTAACTGCCGCAGGCACCGCCTTTTCAACGGCATTTATCTTTGTAAGCCCCATTCCGGGAAGCGCCATCGAAGCCGCGAACTCAGAATATTCTTTCGGGATGCCAGCATTTTCTTCAATGGGCTCCCCAACAACAGTGCGGATTGCCGCGTTCACCGGGCTTGCGACATATCCGAGAGCGCCGAGCGCAGAGTTGGCCACACCCTTAGCGGCCTCCCAAGTGCGGCTATCGACGGGATAACCCATAAGGTCTTCCCCGGAGACAGCGCGACCGACCTGCTCAATGCCGCGCGCCATCTGCCCCTGTGCCTCTTGGCGCATATCATTGTACGTCGAAGGGTATGACGTAATCGGCTCAATGGCCTTTGCAACGCCGGGCACCCCCATAATCAACCCCGCCAAATCAGCGGCAGGAGCTATCATCTCTTCGGGCGTTACCGGATTGTCCCACGTGGACTTGTACGCATTGCCGGGGGCCATCAATGCAGACAAGGCCGATTGCTCCATCTTGGCCGGCCAAGTCTCCGTCATCAATCGGTGAAGAATGTCAGCCATTACGCCCTCAAGGGCCTTATCTCCGCGTCCACATTCACAAGCGAGCGGACAACCGGATCAGTAATTCTCAAACGGAACACCGCGCCTTTGGCCCCGAACTGCCCAAGACGCCTTGCCGTCACACGGGCTTGATGATTGCCACGGGTCGCTAAATCCAATTCGCGGTACTGCTGAAACGTATTCCCGCCGTCCTTGGACACATCCAACATGATCTTCGGATCGGAGCCTTGGCCCGATAGCGTGCCGTAGCCCGTTCCTAGATCGAAGTGGATCGCGTCAATGATCCCACCACGAGGGAAAGCGTGCATCGGAGGCGAGACAACGCCCCATTCCATCACACCGCTATCTTCGGTGAACACATCGCTTGCTAGCTTAAATATTTTTCCTGAAAGCCGGTCGCCAACGAGGTTCATTCCCCAAGCGCGGATGGAATGATTAGCCCGCCAACGGTCCTGACCGTAGCTCTTGCGCGAGTGCCACACCTTCGTTGCCGAGTCATAGCAACGCGACCAATCCGAACCCGTCAGATTGACAAATGCGTGTCCGTCACGATCCCACCCAAATGCTTCAATATCCTCCGGTGCGTCGTCACCAAGAACGAGCCTAGAGACTTCGTGCGTCGAGATGACAAGCGGATCGTAATTGGCCAGCCGATACACGTTCCCGTCATCACCGACGAAAAACAGCGTCCCGTCCGAAGCCACGACGCTATGTGCGGCTTTCAACCCGCGAGACTTGAACCCGATAGGCGCAAACGGAAAATCCGCATTGTCTAGAACGCGCCAGAACTCAAGAGAGCGAGACTTGAAGCCAAGCAACTCGCCGTTGTTCTCGAATATCCGAACGAGCTTGTCAGAGACTTGCTCGAACGTCGCAAAATCGAGTGCGTCGATGACCTTCGCGCTATTCAGACCGGAGAGCGTAAACTTCCCGTTCTCTTCACCGTAAGCCGCATAGCCTTTTGCGACGGCTGCGGTTACAATGTCGTCCGGCAAATCCTCATCGGTGATGAATGACATCGAATCCGATTCGATGACCTGCACACCCGCGTCAGACCGAACGATAACTTGAGGATCGGTCCGTTGATTTCTCGAAAGCTGGACCGGATCGTTACCGGGAATTGTGCCGATACGAGTTGATGTAACAACACCGTTCGAATACGCCAGCTTATACACCGAAGACGAATGGACAGAATAAACCTTGTCCTCGTCTTCCAGAAAGATCATCCCCCGGCATGGGGTATTCCCATTCTCACAAACCGAAACCAACCCTTCGCTTGGCATGACAGCCAAAGGGCCTTTCGCATCGCTCCCTAGCTTTTCAGCATAGGCATTGATGAGCTGTGTGGTTCCTTGAAATGAGTATTTGCCGGGTGAGGTCTGGAAGGCAACATTTAGCGCCGTCATGCCCGTGCAAACTCGCCATTCGCATGGTCGATGTACGCCACCGGCCATTCGCCCGTCATATAGAACCAAGCGAGACCTGCCGTCGCCCCGCGAGACGTAAGCCGCGTAAACACCCCCGTTTTGGGTTTATATGAAAACAAATGTTTGAGGCGGGCACATGTGAGCGCGGTCAATAGTATTCAACCTCGACAACCGAACCCGTTGCAGGCTTGGCGCACAACCGACGAAGCCGAAGCCGCATCATTTGACGGGTCTGCTCCGCAACCTGCTCGCTGATAAGCCCGTTGTCCTCTTTCAACGTGATTGCGAAGTAAGCCGCCAGCGGCTCAAGCTGCTCTTGCGGGACAAATTCATCCGAACCGTTGACAATCGTAATACCCTCAACCGCGAGAGCGGCGGTTTCCGAACCGATCAATTCGATTGCATCGGCCAGTTCCGCAGCGGTCGGGGTTTCATCAATCCCGACATGGGATTTACGAAGAGCGCGGGTTGCCAAATCACTTTGAGAATAAGTGGACATGGCTTCCCGCGCCCCTCAGTTTCGTTACGGCGTGACGTAGTAAACGACCACAGACACGGTGCCCGTGCCGCCGGCATTCGCCGCAGCCGTGACAGTGCCGGTGATGACCGTTTCAGCCGAAAGCGTCAGCGGGCCGTCCTTCAGAACGCCGAAGAACGGATAGAAGACGCCCGTGACGTTCGACAGGTTGCCGGTCGCGAACGCATCGCCCGTCACAACGCCGGAGTTCAGGAACGCATCCGGGTCCGCCGATTCCACGCCATTCGCGGCGTAGCCAACGTCGAACTCGAAAGTTTCCGTTCCGGTGTCAATGTCATCGGCATAAAGCGCACCGCCGAGGATCACCGCGCCCTTCGGGACGCGGCAGAACTCGACGATGTCGTTTGCGCTAGGGGCTGCCGCCAATTCGTAAGTGCCATAAGCGGCACACACGATACCTGCACCGGAAGCCTTGAAGACCGGGAGCGTCGAAGACGACCGGGCCGCAGAAAGAGTTGCCATTGTTCAAGTCTCCTTAGGTGGTGGCGAAGTAGCCGGTGAGGACGCCGTGATCAAACGACGTGCCGGTGTCCGTGCTGGACGACGTGCCAAAACGCATCTTGCCGATGCCGTAGATGGCTTCGATGGCCACGCCCTGCTTGTCGCCGTAGTCGAAGGTCTGTTCCTTCGAGGTCCAACGCTTCGCATAGGCAGCCGCGATGGCCTGCGCCCCGCAAAGGAACGCGCAGCCAACGTCAGTCGTGCCGGAGGCACCCTTGTTGTGGAGCGGGGTGTAGAGTTCATCATACATCTCGTGAATTTCCTTGATGATGACGCCGTTCCACAGAAGGTCGCCGCCCTGGAACAGACGGTTATTTTCCATCTCTTTGATGGACTCGCGCTGCGCCTGAATGATCGGAGACGAAGATTCCGCCTTCAGGTCGCGCATCAGACGCGGGTCAACATAGAGCAGGAAGTAGTTCCGCCCGTTCGACTCGGCGCGGATTGGACGCATACGGGGCTTGCCCGAAACCGCCGGGACAAGAGCGCGATACTTCATCGCGTCGATGTCGGTCGCGGTCAGCTTGTCGTTGGTCGTGTCCAACTGAGCAAGCAATGCGCTGTGGTCCGTACCGTAGGTGCCGGAAGGATCGTAAACGCGGGCCACGTTATTCGTGAGCCACGTATCCTTCGAAGATTCCGACGCATCGGCGTAGTTGGTGCCGTCGATGGACGCGAGCGCCTGAATAATAAGCGACTCGGTGTCCTTCATTGACCAGTCCTTGAGAACGGACTTGCCCGCATTGCGGAGCGAGATTGCCGAGAACTGCTCGTCAATTTCAGCCACGCGCACACCGTTACGACGCTTGTTCACGGTCTGCTCGTAGGAGCGGGAGTGCATGTCCTCTTCGTTGCCCTCAAGGGTATTCGAACCCGTGACGGCATCGTTGGTCAGGCGGTTGACGAGCGCGTAATTAACGCGATCGCCGGGCTTCTTGGTGAGGTTTTCCTTGACCTGAATAATGGACGCCTCATCGGTGCCCATTTCGCCGCTGAAGCGGTTGTCGGTCAGGTACTCGGTAAAGAACTTGTCGTCCCACTGTTCAACAGTAAGACCAGAGGCCACAACTGTGTCGGCCATTTAGTCTCTCCTTCGGGCGGACACGAAGTCCGCGCTGGGATCGCGCGTCTCACGACGGGCAATCGGTTTCGTGTGCAGACACGAAAAACCCGCCTCAAAGGGCGGGCTATTTCTTGAAGATGTCTGCGATTGGTGTTGGACCGGACCACGCTGGACCGGCTCGGGTGCCGACGTTTCGTGCGCCAGCGAGATTGGATGGCATGACGGGTGCTGGTTTCTGCTTCGCTTGCGGTGCGGGCGCTCTGCCCTCCGCCTGCAATTCAGCCAGCAATTCAGCCTTCAGCCGTTCACGCTCTGCGTTCGGATCAAAGGTGCGTTTGTCGTACCATTGAATGAGCGCCTTGACCGCGTTCGGGCCGCCGTTGTTCAGCGCATTGGCGAGGATAGGAATTTCGGGATCGCCCGATTCCATTGCTTTGCCAATTTCCTCTTCGATCTTGGCCGCCTTGTCGCCACCCGCGACACGGTAAAGCCTTTCCTCGAAGAGAGCCGCCTTCAACGATTTGAGTTCACCCTGTACCGGGTCAAGGAGCGATTGCCCCCGCTGGTTAAACGCAGCGTCCGGGTCAGAGAAGAAATCAACGAGTTCTGCTTTGGGCTTCTGAAACTCGGCTAATTGCCGACGAAGCTCATCGCGTTCCTGTTTGGCCTGTCTTGCCTCCAGTCTTTGATCGACAAGGGCCGCGAGTGGAACGTAACCGGGTTGAGGCTGATCTGGTGCAGCAGCCGGCGTCGGTGCTGTCTCTTGTTTAACGCCCGTGGCTTGCGGCGCTTTGGCCTTCGGTTCCGTCTTAAGAGCGAAGCGGCCTTTGTCGTCACGCGCAATGCCTGTGACCTCGGCCTGTGGTTCGGGTTGCGTCTCTTGAGGAGATGGCTCCGAAGTCTCACTTGGCTTTCGGTCTAGAATGTCAGCAATCGATTCCGTTTTTTGTTCCATGTTAGCCCTTGATCCTTACGTTGGATCGCACGTCACGCCCGTAACCTCGGCGGCAGGATCGCCCGTAACCCGGCGGCGGTATCTCTAAGCGGCCTGCGGCTTGCGCGCGGCCATCTGACGGTCAGCGTTCGAAGACGCGACCTGATGTGCAAACTGTTGCGGGGCCAGATGCCCCTCACGTTCTGTCTTGAACGCGGCAGCTCGTTTCTGGGCAGCCGACGCCTGAGTTTCTTCAATCTCGGCCATTGCCTGAGCATTTTGTAGCTCAGCCGGCACTTCGTATTCTTGCGGCTGTTGCGGAGCATCCATGCCCTGCATTGGGGCCATGTGCGCCTCGACAAGCGTTTTCTGAGTCTGCGCCTGTTTCAAGCCAGCCGCCGCTTCAGTGTCGGCCACCTTAGCCATCGCCCCGCGCTGCTGAAGTTCCTGCGCCGGATTTGGCTTGTTCATCTGCTCAAGAAGCGCGTCCTTGTTCTTCAAATTCGGAGCAGACTTGACCAGAACATCCGGCGGAATCGCCACGCCAGCCTTCGCAAGTTCAACAAGGCCCTGCCATTGCTCAAGAGCAGGCGTCACGCTATCGGGGACTTCATCAATGATGATGTCGCAATCGAGTTCAGCCACGTTGCGGACAACGCCGCTGATCTTGCCTGCAAGCGACGGGTCTTGCTGCATCGCCATTTGAACGCGGGCCGGATCGACGTTCACGCCGACCCATTTCATATTGCGCTCGTCATCGGTGACGCGCACCCATTCTTCACTGGTCCAAAACTGGCGAATACGATTCCAAATCGCGCGGAACACCCGCTTGTCCATATGACGCAAGTGATCCATCAAGTCGCCAAGCTGGATCATTCCGCCTTGCTGGCTTGCAATGATCGCCCGCCCCGATGCAGCCGCTGACCCTTGGGCCTTATCGCCCATCTGGGTTGCATTCGGCCCTTTCAGGTCAATCGAGTTCTTCGCGTCCTGCAAAAGCTGGAAATGGCTGGTCGCCAAATCCGTGCGCGTCTCAAACTTGAACTTGTCCGAGTAGCCGGGATTAACGACAATCACGCCGTCCGGTCGGCTCGCCTCGCGGCGGGTCTTTTCAATGTCGTCAACCGCGCCCTCTTCGGTGACAATCTGCGCCGTATTGAGCAGATGCAGGGACTTGGACGACCGCTTGTTGATCGCATCCTGAAGAGAGATCATCTCTCGGACAAGCCCGTACCGCTCATTATCGCGGTTCACATAGGTCGACTGGAAAATCATTTCGCAGTCTGATTCGCCCTTATCGTTCTTGTAGGGCGACGGGCCGGACTTCAGAATCCCGCCCTTGGTGTATTCCGCGAAATACCACTGTTCTTTTTTCTTGATCCAGATTTGGCAGATACGGATACGCTTGCGTTTCTTGTCGGCCCACAAACGGAACTTGGGCTTGTCGTCATAGGTCTGCGAAGCGTTCGCAGCCTCGGCCATCGTGGCGTCAAGAATGTCTTTCTTGTTGTTGTATTGAAGCAACGCGTCCGCGTAATCCATCCAGATCACGCCACCAAGATAACCGGCATCCGAGAAATCCGTCTCGGCGCTGTGCGGGTCCCAGAACATGCGATCCCACGCCCAGCGGCGCAGAACGATTTGCCACTTGCCGTTATATCCAGGTTCAACGGCAACCGAGATGCCGCCCGCACCTTCGATCAATAGATTGCGCCAAACACCAGACCGCTTGTTGTCGTAGTCTTCGGTGTCGGCAACGTACTTGAGCGCCTGAGAAGCCGCGTCCGCGTCGTCCTCATGCAACGGCGTGCGAGGCAAAGCACGCGGGTCGATGCGCTGCTGTTTCTCAAGGCCAACGAGATAATCAATCTTGGTCTTGATCCGGTTGTCGATGACCGGAGGCTGGCGGCGCTTCTTGAGAGCCTTTGTTTCCTCGTCCGTGAGCTGGTTGTTGTCGTAATAGTCGCGGTCGCGCTCTGCCAGCTTGCGGGATGTGAACGTTGAGTCTTCCGACTCTTCGAACATTCTGACGAGATCGGCAACGTCGAGAAGGCCATCGTCGGCTTTCTCTTCCGTCGCTACAGTGTTTTCCAATTCAGTCCGTCCTCGTCGTCATCCGCAAATGCAGCGTCCCATCGGTCGCGCTTCGGTTTCTCTGTGGGCCGGGCTTTCTGGCCGCTCAGCATCTTGTCGAGCAACTGACCCGCAAGCCCTAATGCGTCCACCTGGTCGTCGTGCTTTCCGGCAGGAAAAGAAAGAAGCTCGGACCTAAAGGCCGGATACCAGCCAGCCCACTCAGGAACATAAAGTCCATCAAGCTCCATTCGTCCTCGGATAGATTGCGCGCGAACCGCCTTATCTCCCCTTGTCGGGAAAGCATCGCGTGCAACGAAAGCTCTTCGCTCTCGCATTCGTCTATCGAGGAACGGACCAACGCCCGCCTTGATCTGCCCTTGCTCTTCCGCCCAGCCAATCGGTTTCCATTTCAGGATCAGATCGCAAAAGGATTCGATCCACTCCGATGACGAGGCTTGCTTTCTCCAAAGGTCGAGGAGGTACATCCGCCCCTCGGGGTCTAGCCCGACAACCACATGAACCGTGTAGTCGCCACCATCTGCTGTGACGGCGTAATCGGAGCCGCCATAGATACGCATGGTTTCACGAGCGGGAGCCTTGTCGTAAGGCTTCAACCACTCTGACCTGAAATAGTCGCCCTCTTCAGGGGCCGGTCTTTGCTGGTACAGCGCAGACCACGTTCTTGCCGGCGTTGTCCGCTTCAGCTCTTCAAGCTGCTGGCCGTATCCGTAATCACCTTCGGACCAAAGCCACTCACCCGGCTTTCTTCCAAGCGGATCGTTCTCAACCGCTTCGGCGGGGAGTTCGATGACATGCCACTTGGAATGATTAAGCGCCCGACCGGCTAGATCATCTTCATGCCAGCGGGTTTGGATCAGGACTTCACGAGAACCCGGAACAAGACGAGTCCTGAAATCGTTGATGTACCAATCCCAGATTCGATCTCGGATGAGTTCTGAATCGGCGTCCTGTCGAGATCGAATAGGATCGTCAATCAGGCCGTACTTGGCGCGGAAACCGGCAATGCCCGTTCCGACACCAGCCGCGTAATACTCGGCCCCGCTCTGCAACGCCCAACGGCCTGCTGCCTGACTATCCTCAGCCAATGAAGCGTTCAGGACTAGCGAATGCTCAGAGATGAGGTTGCGAACCCTGCGGCCCCATTTCTCAGCAAGTTCGGTTGTATGCGAGGCCGTCAGAACATTCGCGTTCTGCTGTGCAATCAACCATGCGACAAAAAGGACACTCGAATAAGTGGACTTGGCAGAACCAGGCGGCATGAACACCGCCAGCCTTTGTTGCTCACCACGAGCAACAGCCTCAAGCGCCTCAATCAGCAACAGATGATGTTTGGCCGGCTCGAAGCCACAAAGACGGGCGAACTCAGTTAAGCTGCGACGAATCGAGCGCCGGTTCAGCAGTTCCTTCGCTGCTTCCGACCGCGATATCTGCGAGTTCATTATCGCTCAGTTCTTTGGCGTCCACATGCCTCACCGTCGCCTCAAGCTCCTTGGGCAACATGCTCGCTACAACCCGAAGATACGTTGCGGGGTCGTCTGTGCGGACTTTCTCGACAACTGCGATGCCGTGTTCGGCAAAGTCATCGCAATAGGCTTTCAGAACAGCCTCGGTCAGCTTTTGCCTTGATCCCCTTGGCCTTCCCTTTGGATTGCCTGATTGACCCTTTTGGAATGGCATTGTTGATGCAACCTAAGTCTTTGACTTGTCTTGGAACAAACACCGCTTCGCCGCCCTGATCTGAGCCGGTGTCGCCTTGGCCATGTATTCTGAAATCTCAGCCTGACTGGCTGTCGAATGTTTGTAGCGGACATACCAGCAAGGTATCTTCCAGCCATTCACTGTGAGGGCTGATACGAGAGTGAGGACGATCAACGGGAGCCAATCATTCCAACGATTGCGCCAGCGCAAAAGCTACCGAGCATCAATGCGATGATGATCCATTCAAGAACACCCATTGCTCCCTTTCTTTGAATTTCGGCCTTCGCCCTCGCAAGTCGCGGGGTTTATTCCGTCGAACCAAACGTCTCACCCGCTATCTCGCTAGGGCGACGTGGCGGCCTATGCGCCTCTTGAATTGAAAAACCCGGCAAGGATTTCTCCCGCCGGGCGCAACTTGTTATAATTGAATTTCGGACATCGCTATACGACTTTCTGGGCTTTGTCAAGCCTTAGTGGATCAGTAATCTTGAAATCTACCCCTAGGGTATTCGCTGCCTGCTGAACCGCCTCAAAGGCTATTCGCGACGGCACGTCGAACCACTCTCCTAATAGGCCGGTTGACTCCAAAAGCTTGTGGGCCGCGCCTTCTATTTCATAAGCGCGTTCACCCGCCTCAACATGTAGCGCGTGATAAACCCTCATCCTTTTCCAGTGCGACACCTGAAGCTTGCCAAGCCTCACCAGCGGGTTGTGAGAAACCCCAACCTTGGATGGGCGCCTATCAGCCTCCGGCGCGATCACATACACGGCGCATCTCTTCAGTCTGCGCTTCGGAATCCAAAAGCAGTGGTCAATACGAAGCTTATCGCGCAATTCAGGGCTAACAGGATCGTCGCCGTCGCTCATGCCGTTTCTTTCGTGGTAAATGTCAACCCCTACCCCTAGGAGTATATATCTCACGCAGCTCTAGCTTGTACCGAAGAGGACTGACGGGCCTGCCGTTAATGCGACACCTCCTCTTCTCTCCATTGGGCCAGGTCTCGGCACGAAAATCTAACCCACCAATTTGAATGTGTTCGCTGCCGGGACCAATCACATAGAGCTTACCGTCTCCGAACAAAGCGAACATCACACCACCTTGCCTATCGCGTTCAATGTCAGCCGAAGCAACCCAAAATCAGAACTTCTGAAATGCCCAACGGGCCAGTTCTCGACACACGCCCCGAATGTCACATCACGCGCTCGCATCGCTTCGCGGCCTCTCAAGCCTTCTTCGCGACACACTTTCATGATGGCATTATAGCAGGCGGTCCACTTGTCTTTAACTCGTTTGATTTCTTCTTCGTCCGGTTCGGGCTTGGTATCCTGACCTCCGCCGACCATAGAGAACGAAGGCGATTTTACCGTTAGCTTGTAACCCATGATCGCGGCATGACGGTGACAAAGCTTCTGCCAAGCATCTCCGGCGTCGTATTGATCCTGAGAGATTCCACCCGGATCGTCTTTGTTCGCCCGTCCTCTTAACAGCAGAACCCCAAGGGTAAATCCCGCGAGCTGGTTCAACGCTTCCGGTCCTTTGAGCGATAGACCTGCGTTCAATAGCTCACGCTCTCGAACCGCTACCGTTTCAGGATGAACGATTTCACGTTCTCCCCGGCTCTTTCCTGAAGCATCACGCAATACGTTGGTCTTACGCTTGCGTCCGGTTCTCATTTCTTACTTCCAATCATTCGATAGTAACAGGCAACGTCTGGGCCGCCGCCGCAGAAGTAATCGTATTCAACCCACTCCAACCAAACCCACCGCCACGCGCTGCCCTTGCGTTCATAGGCTCGTACCGGAAGAACCGCGAACCAATTCTTCTATGTTTCTTTCTTCGGAACGCGCCTATTGCTTCTCATGCTATCATCCGATCCCGCTGTTTCTTCCAAGACTCGATTCACGCTGCGTCAACTTTCTCAGCTTCAGCCGGCGGCCATTGCGATGGAAACCGCCAACCACCTGACCGATCCCTCGGATAGCGTTTCTTGTTCTCCAACTCCCAGCGATCCCATGCGTCCATTTCTGGCGAGGCAAACCGGACGTAGAACCCGGAAAGCTCGACGGGCTCAGATTTCGACGGCGGTTTAATCCCGCGAAATTCTGCCGCCCGAATATACCAATTCCGCTCCGCAGCAGCCCAATCGACACACGTTCGACCGCGCTCAAGCGCGTAGTTTTTGAACTTCATAAACTCCGCAGCGCCAATGCTTTCGGAGAGACCAGCGGCAACCTGGGCCTCTCGACTCGCGGTGAGGTCGTCAGGAATCCGAATAGCCCTTTTCCGATCCTTCAAAGCAGAGCGTGGGCGCGCGTCAGCGCCCTCTCCCTTTCTTTCTAACTTCTGGTTTCTAGCTTCTAGCTTCTGGGCTTTATCCTCTGGGTTAACCTGGGGGTTATCCGGCTTTAGATTTGGGTTGCCGCCCATTGACCCATTCGCCCGGTTCGCCAACGCCTTCTCTGCGTCGCGCTTCATCCTGCGGGAATAGATAGTTCCGTTTTCGATACTGTACACACCGGCCTCGGCCAGCTCTGTCAGGCAATCGCACACATCCTGCTCCCCCATCCCGACCAAGGGAGCTAGTTTCTTTGGTGTCAGCGGCACTCCGTTCACGAGCAAATGGCCGTATGGCTCCGCCTCGTGCATGAGGCAGATCATATCCATCCATAGCCCGCGAGAGGCAGCCGAACACACGCGCAACTTCGGGTCGCTGCGCCAGTCACTCGGATAGAATTTGAACCAAGGTTGCTTGGTCATCTTAGGCGGCACGTTCCGCTTTAGGATCACCAGTCGGGACCGTGCTAATTTCCGTTTCGGTCATTGTCACATAGAAATTCCCCGTCAGATTTCTCCGTCTCTCTCGTTCAAAAAATCCCGTGGCGACATCCATCTCTCTTGGTGAGACATGGCCCCTAAATAGCTTCTCCGTCGCTCTGATAAATTCATTCAAAGCGAGTATCCGTTCTTTCACGCCTTCAGAGTCAAATCCCATCTGCATTGTGCGGTGTCCCTATTGGTGTCTTGGGTACGCACTCACACAACCAAACCATTCCAACTGACCAGTAACCGTGTGGACCAGGTAGAGGATCGTCAAACAAATGCCATCCGAGCCTCATATGATCTTCGATGTCGGCAAATCTGACGTACTTGACCCATTGATCCCTCAAAGCATCGCTTCCAGTTTCGCAGGCTTCGGAGCCTCAATGAACATATCCGGCTGCTTCAATGCTTCCGAGATGCGGCGGCAGGCGATGTCGAAATACTTTGGCTCGATCTCTATGCCGATGAACTTGCGGCCTAGCTTCACAGCAGCAACGCCGGTTGTGCCGGAACCCATGAAGGGATCGAGGATAATATCGCCACGATGGGAGTGAACCGTCACGAAGCGCTCGATCAGCTCAAGCGGCTTTTCGTTCGGGTGATCCCGCTCGCGTGGGGGCATTAAGGGGAAGATGTTCGGCGTAG